GTTTGGCCTCTCAAAAAAAGGTTGTTATATTTAGTTATATTAATAAATAAAAGTTATATTATGGATTTGAACATGATTAAGAGTAAGTTAGGCTCTTTACAATCTACTTCCGGTAAATCAAAAGGAGAAAAGATTGACTACACAACACTTTATTGGAAACCTAAACAAGAAGGTAAGACACAACTTAGAATTGTCCCATCAAAGTTTAACAATGAATGGCCTTTTCAAGAAGTATCACTTCATTATGGGTTTGATAAATTTGCTATTTACGCTTTAAGTAACTGGGGTGAATCTGATCCAATTGTAGAATTTGCTAAGAAGTTACGTGAAACTAATGAAAGCGATAATTGGAAATTAGCTAAGAAGATTGATCCTAAAATGAGGATTTTTGCTCAAGTAATTGTTAGAGGAGAAGAAGACAAAGGAGTTCGTCTTTGGGAGTTTGGTAAAAACATCTATCAATCACTCTTAAGTTTAGCAGATGATCCAGATTATGGTGACTATACAGACATCAATGAAGGAATTGATTTTACATTAGAAGCTAAATATGGTGATGTTGGTGGAAGACAAGTTCTATTATCTACAATTACACCTAAGCGTAAATCATCAGTATTAAGCCCAGACGCTGATCAGATTAAAGGATGGTTAGAAAATCAAAATAATATCTTAGATCTTCAAGAAAAGTATAAGAAAGATTATGATACAGTTAAAAAATTATTAGCTAAATTCATCAATCCAGAAGCTGAAGCTGAAGAAGGAGCAATCATTTCTGAAAAATCATCAGATTTTGATAAAGATACTAAATCAGATCCAAAATCAAATTACAGTTTATCTAAAAAGGACACTAAAGCTCCTGTAGATAAGTTTGACTCTTTATTTGATGACAAGGGTGATGATGATGATGATTTACCATTTTAATTTATAAAAACGTATGGCTAAAAGTAAAAAATCCCTATCGGAAGCAGTCTCCTCAGAACTTAAATCTGGGTTTAGTTTAGACAATTTTAAAACTAAAAAAGGACTAACTTCAAGTGTTAAATTTAAAGATCAAGAGTGGATTCCACTTTCACCAGCCTTCACAGACGTATTATCAATTCCAGGAATCCCCTTAGGACATATAGTTCTCCTAAGGGGTCACTCGGACACAGGTAAAACAACAGCTTTATTAGAAACAGCAGTCGCCTCCCAAAAACGTAAAATCCTTCCAGTATTTATTATTACTGAGATGAAATGGAGTTGGGAGCATGCTAAAATGATGGGGCTAAAAGTTGAAGAAGTAGTTGATGAAGACACAGGAGAAATTATTGATTATACAGGTAATTTTCTTTATGTGGATAGAGAAACAATTCATTCTATAGAAGATGTAGCTGGATTTATTCTAGATATGATAGATGAACAAAAAAGAGGTAATTTGCCTTATGATTTAATGTTCTTATGGGATTCCATAGGATCAGTTCCTTGTGAAATGTCTATTAAATCCAATAAAAATAATAATGAGTGGAATGCAGGTGCCATGTCAACTCAATTCGGTAACAGTGTTAATCAACGCATTACATTGTCTCGTAAGGAGTCATCCCCATATACAAATTCATTAGTTTGTACCAATAAAGTTTGGGCAGCGAAAGCAGCAGTTCCTATGGGTCAACCTAAAATGATGAATAAAGGAGGATTTGCTATGTGGTTTGATGCTACATTTGTAGTAACATTTGGAAATATAGCTGACTCTGGAACTTCTAAAATCAAGGCAATTAAGGACGGTAAACAAGTAGAATTTGCTAAAAGAACTAATGTTCAAATAGATAAGAATCACATCAATGGAGTCCAGACAAGAGGAAAAATTGTTACAACACCTCATGGATTTATTAATGATAGTGATAAAGATCTAAAGAATTATAAAAACAGTCATACTAAAGAATGGGCTGAAATATTAGGAGGAGGAGATTTCACAATCATAGAAGAAGATGAATCTGAGACAGGTATATCAACTTTTATTAAAGAACCAGAATAAAATATGGAAAATAAGGATTTAATAAACCTCCTGGATGGAATTCAGGAGGATAGGGATGATACTCCTAAAGAAAAACGTATAATTTTAATAGATGCTTTAAATCTATTCTTTAGAAACTTTGCAGTTATTGGAACTCTTAATAGTAATGGAGCTCATGTAGGTGGTTTAGGAGGATTTTTTAGATCTTTAGGAGCTCTAATTAGAAATATAGAAGCTGATCAAGTGTATGTTGTTTTTGATGGTATTGGAGGTTCTGATAGTAGAAAAAATATTATCCCTGAATATAAATCTGGAAGAAGAGCTACAAGGATAACTAATTGGGAGGCATTTGATTCTGTTGAGGATGAAAATGACTCCCAAATAGATCAAATACAAAGAATAGCTCAATACCTTAAAACACTTCCAGTAAAGACTGTTCAAATTGATAAAGTTGAGGCTGATGATGTAATAGCTTATATGGGAGAAGAGTTGTCACATGATCCAAATAATAAAATATTTATAGTATCTAGTGACAAAGATTACTTACAGTTAGCTAAAGAAAATCTAATTATATATAGACCTATAGAAAAGAAATATTACACACCAGAAACTATTTTAGAAACATTTGGTTGCTCTGTTGATAATTTCTTATTATATAAACTATTAATGGGAGACTCATCAGATAAAATTGAAGGGTTAAAAGGTTTAGGTCCTAAAAAACTATATAAATACTTTCCTGAATTAAGAGGTGAGGGATTAGGTTTAGAAGGATTACTAAAAATAGCAGAAAATAAGTTAACAGAACATATTTTATATGCTAGGTTATTAAGTGATCCTCATGGATTAAAAAAGAAACATAAGGTTATGGATCTAAGTAAACCTATGATAGATGAAAATGACATCAAATACTTAGATAAATTTATGAAAGAACCAACACCAACATTTCAACCTCAAATATTCTTAAAAATGTATAATACAGACAATTTAGGAAATTTAATTAGAAATGTAGATGTGTGGTTAAAAGAACGTTTTGAAAAATTAGTATAATATGACTCTACAATCAATTGACCAATATGGTCCCCAATTTCAATCCAAAGTAATATCTTCTTTACTTTCCCATAAAGATTTTCTTGTAAATATACATGATATCTTAGATGAGTCCTCTTTTGGGAATCAAGCGCATCAATGGATTATAAAAGAGATACTTGCTTACTATACCAAATACCATACAGTCCCAAGTATGGACGTTTTAAAGGTAGAACTACAAAAAATAGAAAATGAAGTATTACAGTTATCTATTAAAGAAAAATTAAGAGAAGCATATAAAATTACAAAGGATGATGCTGAGTATATTATGGAAGAATTTTCAACCTTCTGTAAAAATCAGCAACTTAAAAAAGCTCTACTATCTTCAGTAGATTTATTAAAAGCTGGAGATTATGATTCCATTAAATTTATGATTGAGAATGCTATGAAAGCAGGACAAGATAAAAATATGGGTCATGAATATAATAAAGATGTTGAATCTAGATATAGAGAAGATAATAGAGTAACTGTACCTACACCATGGAGTACTGTAAATGATATGTTACAAGGTGGATTAGGTGGTGGAGATTTTGGATTAATATTTGGAAATCCAGGCGGTGGTAAATCATGGTCTTTAGTTGCCTTAGGAGGATATGCTATTAAATTAGGTTATAATGTTTTACATTACACCTTAGAATTAGGTGAAGATTATGTTGGTAGAAGATATGATGCTTTTTTCACCAATATAGCAGTTGATAAAGTTCTCCAAAATAGAGAAAAAGTTGAAGAAACTGTAGACTCTTTAAAAGGTGAATTAATTATTAAAGAATTTGCTACAGGTCGTGCGACTATTAGCACAATTGAGGCACATATAGCTAAAGTCAAAAGTTTAGGAATAGAGCCAGATTTAATAATTATAGATTATGTTGATTTACTTTCATCAAAACGTAAATCTACTGATCGTAAGTTTGAAATTGATGATATTTATATAAGCACCAAGGGCCTAGCTCGTGAATTAAATATACCTATTTGGAGTGTATCACAAGTTAATAGAGCTGGAGCAAAGGATGATGTTATTGAAGGAGACAAAGCTGCAGGTTCATATGATAAAATGATGATCACAGATTTCGCGATGTCTCTATCGCGAAAAAAAGAAGATAAAGTTAATAATACAGGTAGATTCCACATAATGAAAAATAGATATGGGATGGATGGAGTTACTTACCTTTTAAAAGCTGATACTTCAACTGGACATTTTGAGATTACTGATGAGTATGATGAAGATGATAATCCAACACCCGTAAATAACTCAAACGGTTTTACTAATATAGATAATGTTGACAGAAAAACATTATCAAAGAAATTTTTCGAATTAAATCATTAAAAAATGAAATTAGACATCACTAAAGAAAGAATAGTTTATAAGCCCTTTGAATATCCAGTAGCATTTGACTATTGGCTTAAACAACAACAAGCTCATTGGATCCATACAGAAGTACCAATGATGGGAGACATTAATGATTGGAAGCAAAATTTAACTGAAACTGAAAAAAATATTATTGGTTCTATTTTAAAGGGTTTTGCCCAAACAGAAACAGTAGTTAATGATTATTGGACAGGTTTAGTTACAAAGTGGTTCAGAAAACCAGAAATTATTGCAATGGCAACAACATTTGGTGCTATGGAAACAATTCACGCTGAAGCCTACTCTTTACTAAATGAAGAGTTAGGATTAGATGATTTTAGTGAATTTTTAGAAGATGAAGCTACAATGGCTAAAATAGAAGCTTTAACTAATAATGCTGCTAGTTTTGGTGAAGAGGTAAATTGGCATGAAAGAGCAAAATCATTAGCTATATTTTCAGCATTTACTGAAGGTGTAAATTTATTTTCATCATTTGCGGTCTTATTGTCATTTAAATTAAGAAATAAATTAAAGGGTGTAGGTCAAATAGTTGAATGGTCTATTAGAGATGAATCAATGCATTCAGATGCTGGTTGTTGGTTATTTAGAACACTTTTAGAAGAAAAACCAGAATTAAAAACACCTGAATTAGAAACTGCAATTAATGAAGCTGCTTTGTTATCTTTACAATTAGAATTAGATTTTATTGAAAAGGTATATGAACAAGGTGATTTAGAAGGTTGCAATAAAAATGATCTAATATCATTTATCAAACATAGAGTAAATACTA